CAACGCAGTTCAGTTCGCCATCGTTTAGCGTCCCAGCCCTGCAAACGTCCCTGACAGCCGATCCGACGAATGGTCGCTTCGTGGCGGTGCGTGACATTACCGCACTGCGATTTGATGCAGTCGTGCAGGGCAATTGGGGTGCAGGCGTAGTGCTTACCCTGGCGGTAGTGATTGGCGATACTGTCACGCCTTACACCAGCCCGTTCCAGGCCACGCTTGCAGGTCTTGGTGGAGCACAGCCTCTTACCGCTCGCCTGGCTGGGCCGATCCAGAATCTAAACGATTCGCAGAGCATCATGCGCGCAGGTCAGACTATCCGCCTCGTCGCATCGCTCTCCAGCGCCGGCAACCTGAATCTCACCGGCATTCAATTCTCTGTTACGCCTCTCGACGGAAAGTAAATCATGAGCGCAAAACAACCCGCTTGCCCCGCATTTGGCTATGGTCAAGTCGTAGCCGTCACTACCACGTCCGGCGCGTTCACTATGACTGCGCCGAGCCAGCAATTGATTGTGACCAATCTTGGCGCTAATCCGCTGTTCGTCCGCATCACGCCCAAGGGTGGCGCAGCGACTACCGCTGATATGTGCGTTCCGGCGAATAACCAAGTCACGATCACCAAGGATTACGACACGCTTGTCGGCGCCGTGATCTCGACCGGTGGCACTACCTCCATGCACGTTATCCCGGCTGAAGGCTTCACCGTCAGCTAACCGAATCCCCCGTAGTATCTTGCCCGCTTCGTGCGGGCTTTTTTTCGTCTACGCTTGGGACTCGGCTAGCTTCTTGGCGGCATTGGTTCGCCTCGTCTCCATTCGCTTTCGGGCGGATTCCATGTTCTGCTCTTTCGTCTTTGTCGCCCAAGTAGTTTTACGCTTGTCTTTTGTATCGTCGCCTTGCACTCGGCCGATCTGCGCCTTACCAATGTTATCGCGCCACTCTTGGCTGAACTGAATCCCTTTCCTAGCGGCTGATAGCGCGTCCCGATGCTCTTGTGTTCGCGGCGGCCTCTTCTTTCCAGTTTTGGAAATCGCGATGTTTCGGCAATGCTCCTCTGAGCGAGGCGGCTTCTTTCTTCCCTTATTGGCGACAGAGATTTTCGCGGCAACGTCAGGGTTCAATGTCGGGCTGTTGTAGAAGCCGTCAGCCATGTTATATCCATTGGGGCATAACGTCCCTAGGCTTCTTATCGCATCAATTTCAGCCTTGATCAATTCCTCGCGGCTCTCATAGGTAGCGATTACTTCAGCCGTGGGAGGGCCGTATTTACGCCATGCAGCACAGACAACGCGCTCATCACCGACCCTTGCGCTATGTGCGTGCCCTGACAATCGCCGCTTTAGGCTTGTCGCGGTAATGCCAACGTACTTCTTTCCAGATGCGAACGTCAGCAAGTGCAGCGTGTACATAAAAATGCCCCCATGCGGTTAGATCAACATGGGGGCATTGTAGCATCGATCCGGAACTTACAGGATCATGTGACGCACAGTTATCACGCCTGAGAAAAGAGCTCGATCCCGCACATTTCCGTATTGGTCACGGCGACGCCCCACTTGGTGTCAACTCGGTATTTGATCTTACCGGTGTTGATATCACCCTGCTTGACCACGGACAGTTGCAGACCTTGATCGGTTGTGCCAGTCATGACTTGCATACCAGCGTCCGACGGCCATGCGATACGACCGGGCAGCAGATCCACGGCACCCTTGTACCAGAACGGGTTCATTGCAGCAGCAGTGGTATTCAGGAAGGTAATCGCAGCGCCAGAGGCCGGGGTTGCGGTCACGTTCTGATACTGCTTTTCCGCAGCAGTTGCGCCCTGGGCCGAAATAATCGGCGGGGTGATGGTCACGGTGCCGGTGCCGCCTGCGCCAGTCACGATGGCGGTGATGCGGAAGGTCTTGAGCTGACCGGTATCAACCTTCGTGATGTGGTGAACGGCATTGACGCCAGCGATGGTAAATGCGTCGCCAACCTTGACCGTGCCGGACGTAACCGTGATGGGAATCGTCTGGAAGCGGTTGTCGGTATTGACCGGCGTATTGGTGCTGGTTTGCAGAGTGGACGCAGTCGGGGTGTAGTACTGGTTCGCGCTGGTCACTGTCACGCTGACGCCGGCAGCAGCCGTCAGACGCGGGGCGTAATCCATCTTGAAACAATCGATGCCCGAGATGCGAGCCACATATGCGCGCTCGTAGGCAGTCTGGACAATGCCGTTCACGGTGCCACGGCCAGCCAGGTTCGACGCCATCGAGTTGTAGTCACGCGACGAGAACAGAGCGACGCGATCTTCCATCGGCACGCCTTGCTCGTTCATGACCGAATCAATCAGCGCCACATCATCAAAGCCAGCAGCGGCAGTCGTGCGCTTGATAACCAGCGAGCCAAGGTTACAAACAGCCGTATTCACCGAAACGTTGATATCCGAAGCCAGCTTCTGCTTGGCGCCGTCACGAATGCGCCCCTCTTGCAGCGCGTCACGCAGTTCGGTAGCCGTCAGATACCAAGGCGACGATTGCAGGTTGTTGATGTAGGCCGGGACCGACAGTTGCACCACATCGCCAAAGTTCGCGGACTGGTCAAGGCCGGAGAACGATTGAGCGATGTAGGGCTGCGGGCGCCAGATTTGGTCATTGGTACGTTCGGCCATCACATCGGCAACGTTGTACTTGTTGACCAGGCGCGAAGCCACCAGAGCGTCGTCAAAGCCTGCAAGCAGGTCTTCGAACATTACCCTTTCTTCCTTACTGAAACCGTTGGACATGATATTTACCTCAGAGTCAAGAGTTATTTTCCGTAGGAGCCGTATTTTTCCAAGTATTTCAGCGCGGCTCGCATTACTTCCGGTGAGTCCTGCAAATGTCCGATACCGTGATTGCATCGGCGGCATAGCAGCGCGCGAACTTCACCGGTCGAGTGGTTGTGGTCTACGCATGCAGACTCCAAATCACGACCTCGCGGCTTCATTTCCACCTCGCAAATTGCACATCTACCATCTTGGTTGTCCCACATCGAATTGAACTGATCCGGGGTCAATCGGTAGTTGCGCCGCAGGCTTCGAACCCACGTCTCAAACTGTTTATCTTCCTTCAGTCGATATTCAGCCTGATACGCTATGTTGTACTCACTAACCTTTTCCGCATTTTCGGCTTTCCATTGCTTCTGGTAAGCCTTGATGCGGTCTTGGTTCTCTGCGCGCCATTTCTTCATGCGCAGACGTTGTTTTTCACGCGAACTAAGCTTCTCCTCTTCCAAATCAGGCCCCCTTAGCGTTCTGCGCACGCCGATAAGCACCGACTTTCGAGTAATCGCCGGTCTTCTCAGCTTCTGCACGCAGACGTTCAAGGGTTGCGTCCTATCCGCCAGAGAGCGAACCGGCGCCCGGAGCTACACGAGTCTCCGGTTGCGTCTTAGGCTTGCGGGTTGTCACCTTCATTTGTGTTTCCAGTTTTGCCGCAGCGAACGCGAACTTAGCGGGATCTTTGATAGAAGCGAGTTCCTTCAGCTTTTCCGGATGCTTGCCGAGTGCGTACACAAGCGCGGCAGTATCGTCAGCACCCCACAGAATGGCCTGTTGCGCCTCAGAGAACGTCTGTACTACCTCTTCCTCAGCGGCCTTGAAATCCTTGACCTTGAGTGCGGTTGCACGCTCCTGATACGCCGTCAGCCTCTGCTGGTGCGCTTCCTGCTGCTTGCGTTGCTCTTCCTCTGCCTGGCGCTCCAATGCTTCGAGTTCGCGCTTTCGCTCGTACCAGGACGTAAGCTGCGTTTCAAACGCTTCCTCGTCATAGTCGCAAGCCTCCAGAGTTGGCTTATCGCCGAGCCTTGGCTTTGCAGCTTCTGCCGGCTTTACCTCAACCTCTTTCAGCTTTTTCGCTTGCTCACGAATCGTTGCCCGGAGTTCCCGGATAACACTGTTGTCCTGCTCCTGCGAGGCTGGCGCTGCCTCTTCTCCAAAGCTGACTACGGTTTCATCTTCTTCTGATGCTGGCGTTTCGACTGGTTCTACCGATTCTTCCGGATCTACTACTTCCGTCGTTTCCTCGATAACTTCATCTACATCGTCAGACTCAAAATCAATGCGACTTTCGACAACCTCTTCGGTATCTGCCATTTACTGATCCCATCTTGACTCAGAGATATTATTAGGCTCTCCGGAAACCTTGATGCTGATTATATGCAACTCTGTTGCATTTGTCACATGATCGGTGCTGGATTCTCACCAGTCGGCTGCTGGGGCTGGGCTTGAGCCGCGCCAGGCTGGCCGGTTTGCTGGAGAATCGACAGGATTTGGTCAATCCGGTCATTCTGTACGCCAGCGTAGTTCTTGACCGCCTCCGAGATAATCTTGTCGATATTCGCGTACACCTGATCCGTTTCGGCCATCGCCTTACCAGCCAGTGCCGCCTCTTTCTGAGCCGCGTTTTGCAGGAACACAGTATTAGCGTCAGGCTGCTGATTCTCTGCCGCTGCTGCCATTTCCTGCGCTTCCTCGTCGGTAGGCTTGACTACGCCGCCTTGCACCAGGCGACGACGCACCCAGTCTTGCAGCTCGCTAATTCCCTCACCGTCCAGGTTCTTCAGGATCATGCCCGAGACAGCGTTAGCCGTTTCCTGATCGTTCCCAACGAACTGCAGCATCTGCACGAGTGCCTGGATTGTTGCATCGCGGCGATTAGCGAAGGATGGCCCGACATCGACCCAAACACCGTACTTACCCTGCGTCAGGTCATTCTCATACGCCACTTCGCCATCCTTGCCTTGGATCGGACGATTCAGCTCTACGAAATCTTCCTGCCCGTCGACCGAGATAGTGCGCATCTTGCGCTCTTCCTCGACATACAGTTCCTTGGCCTTGGAGTACCAAATCTCACCCGATCGGCGCATGGCCTTAGCCATGTTGTCCATATAGATGAACGTCTGCATGTCCAAGTTGTTCTGGATGAGCTGCAACGCCTTATGGGCGACGTTCGAGACAACCTTTTCCGTTGCTTCCTGTCCGCCAAGGATCTGCTGCATGTCGGCGCCCAGCAACTGAATCAGGCTGGCCAGTGCCTGCGGGACTTCGGGCGGCTCGACATAGGCAGACGGCCCAGCCTGGACGATATTGCCCTGCGCGTCCTTGATCGGCATAGCAAGCAGATACGGGAATTGCTTGATATTGTCTTCAGCCCACAGCGCAGCAATGGGAGGCGGCATCTGCTCAGGGGCAAAGATAGGCTTGCGGACATTACCCTTGGCGGCAAGTTCAGCCAGCCAGGACACCAGCATGTTGTACAGCCGCTGCATGTCCTTGGCGTTCGTCACGTGGCCCTGGAAGCGCTCCACGTTATCCACAAACAGCCGCTTGCCGTACATCGGAACAACCGGGATCTCAGTGCCCGCGATATAACCGCAGTCCTCGATAATCCGTGCGCCATCCATCAGATACTTATGGACCTTCTTGCGCTTGACCTTCTTGGTTCGCGCTTCCTCGTAGCCCTGGGCCAGCAGATCCTCAACCTGCTCGTCATAGTCCTTGTCCCACACCTTCTTTTCCTCGCCAGTCGCCGGCAGGACGAAGATATGCAGCACCTCTGACTTTTGCTCTACCTCGTAGTATTCCGAGACATAGATAACGTCAGGCGTGAACCAGTCAAACTGATTCAGCTTGGCATTGCCATTTGGCATCGAGGTTACTTCGCTGCGCTTGACCGTCTTGCCGTCGATCTTCAGCGAGTCATCGCCATAGTTGCCGACATACGCTTCCCGAGCATACGAGCAAATCACCCAGCAGCATTTAGCGTCTGCTTTGTCTTGACGTTTGGCGTCAATATCAAA